TTGGTTTGCCGTTCTCATCTTTCATTGGTCCTGGCATTCCCGACATTCTAGCGCAAAAAGATTTCTTACGAGGGCCACCTTCAGGCTGCGGGGCTTTTAAATTAGAACAAGTAGCCGCATTATATTTAGCACGGCCTTTGGCGGTAAGCCCAGCGCCCTTAGATGCAGGCAATTTTTCACCACGACCAACCGCAAGCGAAACACCTTTTTTCTTAGCCATATTGAATAGTTTGGAATGAGATATTAGTTACAACAACATAGATGCCTTTTTCCGCCAAAATACCTTCACCAGAAAAAATAGCTTGGAATGGTTGAACGGCTGTACCTGTGTTGTAGCTAGTCAAAAATCTACCAGTTGAATATACACAAGCAGTACTAGAAGCAATAGTTCCAGAGTTTAAATCTGTAATGGTAAATGTGTTTGCGCCTGTAACAGTAATTGGGTAAGTACCGGCAATAGCAGAAACTCCAGAAGCTGCGGCATAAGTAATGCCAACAGTTTGTCCAGTAGTTAAGCCGTGCCCCGTTGAAGTTACAGTAACAGTTGTACCAGAACGAGCATAAGTAGCCGATACAGGTGCAGTGGTTGTATCAAATAAATCAATACTACCCGCTGTGCCAGTACCTAAATATACTAAATTTTTAAGGCGTACGCGACCAGATACAGCTAAACCAGAGCCACTAAAGTGCGAGCCTTTTACGTCATACTGCATTGTCATAATTAATCTCCTTAAATTTTAAAAAGGGGACCGAAGTCCCCCGGGATTAATTAGTCAAAATTACCGTATGGGTAAGTTGTTGCATTGCCAATACTTGTATCCAACTGGGTGTAACGAACTGCAAAAGTAAATGTACCTGCAGTAATTACTGGCAGAGTTGTACCTGAACCGCCTGTGTAAGGAATAGTCAAAGTAATAACAACTTGGGAAGCCAATGATGAGTATGGGCTTGTGCCTTGGACTGGGCTTACAGTGATATCACCAGTAGTAGAGTTTTGGGCAAGCAATTGAGCGCCAGTTAAAGCAACGGTGTTACGGCCAGTAGCAGCGTTCATAGAAGCTACGTTAGCATAGGTAGTTGTATTAAACGCATTACCAATGCTAGCAGTTACTGTGCCGATTGTGCCGCCAGTAGCAGTAATAGCTACATTGGTGTCAATCAAGAAATCATTAATATCTGAGCCGTATGGCAAGTAAAATACAACGCCACGGTACAAAGTACCAGAACCGCCAGTACCAGAGTCAGCAGTAATAGTAGCTGCTACAGGTGGGTATACGCTAGAAGAAGGGGTGTAAACAGTAGCGTTTACGTTAGGAACGGTATTTCCGTTAACAAATTGACCCGATCCACCAGCATAACCAGCTGTACCGTTGGTAGAATTGGTTAAAACAATAGATGTTGCCTGAACTAAATCAGTATAACCTACGTTGCGTAGGGGGGAAAAACGATTTGGGCCTGATAAAATTGGGCCTTCAAAGGTAGCGCGTGCCATAGTAAATTGTCCTTATGCAAAAGTTCGCTCATACCAATCGTTGCATCGTCTGCTGGGGCAGTCCGGTATAAGCAATCACCCAGTTAGCGTAAGTATACATCTTTTTTAATTTTCGCAACATATTTTTTGGGTAAAATGGGCTGAAATAGGCAAATAATTGGGCGGAGAATGGGTAATGAAATTCACAATAAAAAAAGTGGACACAAGAGATCAAGCAATTCAATCCCTGTTGCTATTTCTGCAGAAAAAGATTTTGCCGTCGGACAGCCCATACAAACCGGATCGGGGTCATTGGTGGATTGCTTATACAGAAGATGGCAAGCCAGTTGCTTTTGCGGGTCTTGCGCGTTCACAGAAATGGACAGATACAGGTTACTTATGTAGAGCTGGTGTGCTTTACGAATATACTGGACACGGACTACAAAAACGTCTTATACTGGCGCGAATCAAACAAGCTCGAAAGCTAGGATGGAATTGGCTAATTACCGATACAACAAACAATCCAGCATCAGCCAACTCGCTAATCAATGCGGGTTTCAAAATCTACCGGCCCGGTCAGCCCTGGTCTTTTCGCAATGCAATCTACTGGAAATATAAGGTAAACGCAGATGCCATACAAAGACAAGAGCGTAAAAAAGCAAAAGCACAAGGAGTACAGCCGTGAGCACTATTTAAAAAACCAAGAAGAAGTAAAAAAACGCACCGCGGAAAAAAAGAAACAACAGCGCATAGATTGGGATACATTTAAACGTACACTTAAATGTGCAAAATGTGGGTTCTCGCACCCAGCAGCATTAGACTTTCATCATACCGACCCCACTAAAAAAGATGCCATAGTAAGCAAATTTAGCAAAGACGGCCAGTACAAACGGGCTATGGAAGAGATAGAAAAATGCGTGGTGCTTTGCTCAAACTGCCACCGAATACACCATTATGAAGAAAGAAAAAACCCAGCCTCGTGAGCTGGGTTTTTTACTAGGGTACATTCAGATTAGAATGAACCGCTTGATCCCCATGCTCCGAGTGGATCGGACCAGCCGAACGAGTAACGCTCGCGGGATTTGTAACGTACGTTACCAGTATCGAAGTCACCGTCCATAGAATTCTGGAGAGGTGTACGCTCGAAGTGCTTCAAGCCGTTTGGAACGTCGGTTAACAAGAACCATGCGTTTACGTCGGTCAAGAAGTGGTTAACTGTGTAACCTTCTGGAATCGTGCCATTGTTCTTCAATGCGTTGATATCGTTGTTGTTGGTGCCAACACGGAGGTTAGTCTCAAGCAAACGAGTTGCAACGAACATTAATGATGGTGGGATTACCAGTTTACGTGGTTTAGCAGCGATCAACAGACCACGCTCATCGGTCCATGCAGCGATTTGAATGGTAGCGGCTTCCAAAGAAGTCTCATTCAAGTCTACAGGGGTAGCAGCAGTATTGCTGTTTGTGCCACCGGAAACCAATGGGTGTGCTGTAGAGAACAGGGCAACGCCGTCGCCACCGAGGTAGCTTGAGCTAAAACCGTTATTCAATACAGATGCTGCTTTAACTTGCTTGGTGTAAGACATAGCACGAGCCAATGCTTTGGTGTAACGAGCAGACAAACTGTCATACAAGTTATCTTCAATCGCTTCTTCAGTGATTGAGAAACCCAAAGCAATGGTTTCGTGTGAGTAGCGAGCTGTAAAAGCTTCTTGCGCATTGTCATAAGAAATTGCGCCGCCTTCGTTCTTGACTGGAGCAGCCGAGAAGCCAGACAGTTTGGTTTCTTCTTCAAATGAACGCTCAGAGGCTTCGGTCTCATAAATCTCTTTATGCTCTTCGCCATAGCGTTTGTACTCTAAACCGAACAACGCGTTTAGTCCTGGGAGTAACTCTTTTAAGAGCTGTGAACGTGAAATAGCCATGTTATAGCTCCTTTATTAGTTAGATGTACCAGCGGATTGATAGTAAGAATGCACACCAAAATTGAGCTTAACGATCAAATCAGTGTAGGCATCGCCAGGATTCGATGGGAAGTTACCACCGAAAGTTGAGCTGGAGTTAACCAAATCAACAATTTTTACAGCCAAAGCGCTAGTATTAGCAACAGTCAATACACCGCTAGACAGTGAACCAGTAACGTTAATTACTGAATCGCCAGAAGTTGTATTACCAGTTGTAGAACTTGTACCACCGGTAAAGTTGCCCAAAGCAGCAGTTTTCCCGATAGATGTGTAAGTTACAGAACCAGCAGCTTGTACTTGATACAACTGATCTGGGTCTTCGATTACACGAATAAATACGTTAGTGTAGCCCGCAGTAATAGCGTTAGCTGGCAAATATTGAGCGTACAAAGGGTAGCCCAATTGTTGACCGGCCAACTGATAACGTACGCCTACGCAAACACCGACAATACCAGTAGAACTGGTTGTTGGGGTTGCAGTAACAACTGTAGGTTGGCCAGGAGTATTGCTGGTTGTGCCTAGTGCTACTAAGTCGCCGTTAAAAATTGGAGCTGTGTTGTTGTAAGTCAGTTGGTACTCGCGGATTGTGCCGCCAGTAAATGACTGACCACCGATCAAACTGATCGGCTTTAGTCCATAAGGACTTGATACTGTAGCCATTTAAGTCTCCTAAAAAATTATTTATCTTGTACCGCTTCCAAAGCCGCCACCCTTACTTACTGAACTTTTACGCTCACTGTATAAAGGCATACGAGCATCGTTATTACGCATGAAATGGTTATCAACCGAATTCATTTGGTCTTGTGCTTGCTTCTCGTAGTACTCTTTTTGTGCTTCGAGTTGCTCAGTTAAGATTTTGCACAAGATCAAACCACCGATCTCAACGTTTCCATTTGGATCACCCACAATCATAAGTTCGGGATGATCTACAGCTTTAACTGGAACCCAGCCATCACGGAATTTCTGTGACATGTTGGTTGGATTCGCCTGCCCTAGTACCTCTTTAGCAACCCATCTAAAACTATATCCAGGTTCTGGAGTAGGATCAGGTAGAGTAGCCGCTGGGCGGTAGATTGGACGGGTTGAGTCTTTTTCGCGAGTCTCGATATCGCGTGTTTTACGAGTATTAGCCATTACGGGCCTCCTGTTTTAAAAATTCCTTAGCATACAATTCACGTGGGATACCTAACTTATCAGCGAGCGCTGCTTGGGTTGCTGTAAGTTTGATAGTTTTCTTTGCTCCCGTTGAACGGGTAGCAGAAGCCACTACTGTTGCTGGCTTTTTACTAGGTTCACCGGTTTTTCGGCTAGCTGGTTCGTCGTCCTGAAGCAAATCAGGGAACACAGACTTTAAGCGAGAGTCAATTTTCTCGAAATATTCTTCACTACGCGGGTCATAACCCGTGGCAACCAATTTTTGATGCAGACCTAATGCAAAGGCCGTCATCTCTTCGTACCCAGGAGAACCGAACCACTGGTTTTTGGCTTGCCAGCGCAAGGTTTTTTCGTCGGGTCTAGGTACATCTGGAGCCGTATGTTGTATTTGTACATCATTTTCTTTATCTTGTAAAGGGGTTGGGCGAAAATTTTTTGCAGCTTCGATTTTCATCTTAGCTTCCGTCAACGCCTCTTGAGCAGCAAGAAGAGCTTCTGAGTCATAATCTTCAGACGCTTTCTTAAACTTATCACGAGCCATAGCCAATTCAGCTTCAGCTTTTTCGCGCATCATTTCTTGATAAGAAGTCTCACCAGTCTGAACATACTGCTTCAGCTTTTTATTTTCTTCTAGTGCCTGCTGGGCTAACCGAATGGCCTCTTCGCGCTCGCGCTGCGCTGCTTCTTTTGCACGACGCTCGTCATGACGGGCATGGGTTAACTCTTTAATGCGGGATTGAACGCCTTTTGTGTAGCCTTCGATCTCATCATCAGTGGGATCTTCAACTTCACGGTTTAGCGGCTGGGCCTTGCGGTCTTGTTCAGGGGTATCATCTTCAACAATGATATCCGCTTCAACAACATCGCCTTCAGCAGTTACATCTAGTTCAACGTCAGGCTTTTTATCAAAATCTTCGTTTTCATCGGGAAATTTATAAGTCATATCTGCTCCTTTAAGCGCGGGTAATTCCACGGGGGTCTTCGACCACTGCTTCTACTTGGTCGTCGTAAATAACACGAAATTCTTTTCCATAAATAAGGATTCTTGTTCCTGTATAGGGGCGCGTAATAACAAAATCGCCTTCTTTACACCAAGGTCCTGATGGAAATTTCTCTTCGTCTTTGTATGCCAGATCACCCATTTTTAAAACAAATAGGACTGGAGAAGTTAATTCCTCAATCTTTTTTGTTTCATCTGCCTTGAGAAGGCCGCTGTCGTACTGATCTGTAGCCGTTACTAATGAGCATAAGATTCTCCAACCGCGTGGTTCTGGTAACTGCTTAGCCATTTGCGCCTGAACTTCTTCAGGTGTTGGCTCTTCTACTATTTCTGATAATTCTGGTGCTACTTCTAGCAAATGCAAACTGCCATCCGGTAATACAAGCCCTTGCGGGGGTAGTGCGATGGTGTCACTCATCGTTGTCTTCTTTCATAAGGTCAGCGAGGTCAAGTAAGTGGCGCTCTGCAAATGCTAGGCCTCGAATTACACCGCAGAGCTCTTTGTACTGCTCAAAACTTGTGCACTGTCCGTTTGCCAAATCGTCAGTGTAGTTATTCATATCTGTGCGCAACTTGTCACGCAGTGCGGCTATGAAATCGGCCGTAAGTAAATCCATCACTCTTTAGTGCCCCCTTTAAGTTTTTGCTGCTGTTGACCTGCATTTGCTGCTGTATCAATAGTGTGGTGCTTATCTTGTTGTTGTAGTTGAGCCGCCTGTATAGCAACGTCAGCGGTAGCTTTGTGGCCACCAACACGCTTATCTTCAGCTTGCAACATAATATTTGCCGTTTTATTAAACGCTTCTTGTTTAATCTTTTGAGCTTCCAAAGCCAACTGTTGCTGTTTAATCTGGGCATCAGTCTTATCTTTGGCAATCTTACGTTGCAACTCACCCTGTTTAACTTGCTGGTCTAAAAGCTCAGCTTGCAGTACTGGGTCTTGCGCATTTTGCTGGGCTTGCTGTTGAGAAGCCATAGCTTGTGATTGAGCCAATACTTGAGGAGCAGCTTGCGCCACCAAACGGGATAACTGAACTTCCAAGTCTGGTGGTAAGTTGTCTTCTGGTGATGGTAATGCCGCGCCCATAGCTTCTTCAATCTTTTTACGATATGCGTAACCAACGTGTTCAGCAATATGAGCTTGCATTGCGCCCATGATAGCTTGTGCCATTGGGTTTTGACCAACAAGTTGTTGAACAATAGGATCTTGCATAGCCATCTGGTGGACTTTAATATGCGCCTCATGGTCCTGGAACATAAACGCTTTCATTGGTTTGCCTTTGAGGGCTGCCATGTTTTCTGTTACAGGATCTTTTGGCTTCTGATCGTCGTCCAATGGAACTAACTTATCCGCGTTCTTAATACCCAGCACATCTAACATCTGGCGGTGTAGTTCTGGTAAGTTATAAATCTGAGGTGCAGACTGGGCTAGCTGAATAACCGCTTGATACTGCACAACTCGTTGAGACAACGTGGCTGCGTTGGGGTCTGATACAGGAAGAATATCTACATGATTGTAGTCTTCTTTTTTAACCTGCATGTCGCCGCTCTCGGGCTCGTAATTGTAATCATCGTCTGTGTAGTCACGAATAATGCCAGCAAGCAGTTTTAATTCCTGGCGTAGTGCATAGTGCACACGCGCCTGAACAGCTGACATAACCTTTAGCGTTCTTTCTAAGATTGCCAATGTAGTTCCAACAGGCGCATTAGCGGACATGTCAGAAATCTGCATATCAGAAGTTGCCGCAAAACGACG